GCCTCGGTGCCCAGACGAATCTGATCCTTGAAGTAGGCGTAGGTTTGAGCAGTTTGCTTCTTGGCCTGCTCGATTTGAGCTACTTCGGAACCAGTGTTGCGACGTTCAACGGCGTCCAGTCGTCCGCGCATTTCGTTAATAATGGAGTCCCGAGCGGCAAGCTCTCGACGAAGAGAGTCCTCACGCTCACGCTGAGCCTGCTTGCGATTACGCCTTTCCTCGCGACGACGCTCACGAATGGCTTCACGTTCGTCGTCGTCAGAGGCATTTTCCAGCTCCTGGTCGTTGTCTCCAGAAGACTCTCCAGAACCCTCGCCTTCCTCGTGCTCTTCCTCGAGGTTAGGCTCTTGCTCTTCCTGAGTTCCCTCGGGCTCGGTCGAGACCAGCTTTTGCTGGATTTCTTCACCAGAGTCCAGATCAATCAAAACCTCATCCATGATTTTTCACCTTTTGTAGTTGGCACTTCAATTCGTAACCCATGAGAGCCCAGATCTTGCTCTCGGCATTTTCACGAGCTACCAGGCGACCCACTTCGGGGTCGAAATTCTCCACGCTCACTGGGGCCGAGTCACCCACTACCTTGAAGCCATTTCGGAGAATCAGAACGCAGAAGGTAATTACTTCCAACTCCCTCCCGTCTTCCGAAGGTCCACAGTAATTGGATCCGTTGTCTCGATTCATCCCTTCCACGCCTTGCTTGGCAGTAAAGAAGTAGGCCGAACGAATATTGTTCTTGACCATATCTTCCGTGATGCGTGGAGCGGTAAGGCCCTTGACCTGTATTTCTTGCTCAACGGTCAGTGGGGGAAAATGCTCGATCCGAGCTTCCAGAACGTCACGATAACAACGCATGGCATTACGCTGGGCCGTCAGTCGACGTTCTTCATCCGGGGACATCTCACCTGGACGAGTAGGACCATCCAGGAATGCCTCCAACTTCTTGAGCCGATCGGAGAGCTCAGTGAGCTCTTGGATAACTCGATTCTGGTAATCAGGACGTGAGCTCATAGTATCTCATCAATCTCGGAAAAGGCTTCGGGATCGATCTTGGCGATGAGTTCATGATCGGAGAACAGGCAGAAGATAGCGGTATCTTCCGTTCCGGGGATGATTCGCTCGAAGCGATCGCCGCCCCACTTGGGGATACGAACGTACTCGCCAGGAGAGGCCCACGTACCCTCACGCCAAAGCTGACCGGTTTCACGGTTGCGGAAGGCGATGGGGCCGCAACGGATCAGACGAGCCAACTGGGTGTTGGTCTTGTTGAATTGCTTGGTGTCTTCCACCAAAACAATCCCACTTTGCGTCTTCTCTCGAACCGTACGAAGTTGAACCAGCACTCGAGCCCCTAAAGGGGTGAGTCCCGGCTCTACCTCTGGAAAAGCAGAAGACAAATCACTTGCTGAGATCATAACGATCCTCCTATTGGCTGGGGTCTGGGTCCGTTGGCATAGGCTACCCCAGAAATAGCCTCCCGGGTATCCCCGAGTGCCAACGGATTCTTACTAGGCTACATGAGCCCAACGCTCTTTACGCTTAATCTTACTAACATGGGATCTAGAAACCCCATACTGATTGGCTATACTTTCATGTGATCGCATATCTAAGAGAATGAGACTAATTTGCTCATTGCTTAGCCGGGAGTTGGAATTACTCCCCCCTGGAAGACAAGTAATTGGTTGCCTTCCTCTTGACCACATATCTCTCATATTCTCGGCATGAGTTCCAGCCCTTAAATGTAGCGGATTGCAACAGGAGGGATTATCACAAGAATGGAGAATACTCAACCCGGGAGGAACTAATCCATGAGTAAGAGTATATGCTACTCTATGCGATCTAGTAGGCAATCCATGATGACGACCAGACCTAAATTGACCATAGCCAGATGGCAATAATCTACCTGTCCAAGGCCAACACTCGTCTAGTCCATGTATTTCCACCTTGTCCCAGAATAGTCTCATACTTACTCGTCGATAGCTCTCATAGCCGAGTCTAAGGCAGCATGAGCCATCCTGATCCCCTGAATCCTTCCTTGAGCCAAGCCTACCTGATAAAGGCTTTCAAAGTTAGAAGTGACCAGGCTTTCAATCGCCGTAGCCTCATCTTCCTTCATTAGCTTGACAAACTGGAGGATCAGGGGATCGTTGTTCATTTTTTGGTCTTGGGCTTCGGATCTTCGATCAACTCGACCTTGATCTTGTCCAGGGCCGAGCAGGTGCCGAATCGGGAGTTGATGAACTGCTCGACCGTCGAGCAATCGGAGGACGTTTCTTCCTTGACCGTCCCATCGGAGTAAGTAACCCTGAACTTCATTTCTTCACCTTGCCACCGCACTTCAGGCCACGCTTCTTCAACTCGGAGGCAATCAGTGCTTTGTCTTCTTTGACGTCATCATGCTTGACAACGCCCCCTTTCTTGAACGGCTTGACCTGATTAGTCTTGCCGCTGTAGTACTTCGCGAGTCCCATTGCTACTCTCCTTCAGTGAAATTGCCCATGCCCTCAGCGATCGCTTGAGGAGCAGTAGTACTGGCCATTTTATCAATAGCCTCATTGATACCTTCCACGGAGGACTCCAGGTGTCCAGCAAGCTCTAACTCGGCTTGCCCCGAAGCAATTACCTCTTTTGTGTGGTTATCTTGCAAATTCTTAATCAGGTCAGTCACCTGTTTCTGATGATTGTCTTGTTCATTCTTAATTAGTTCAACCTGCTGTTTCAGCCGCTCATTCTCAGCCCTTAGCTGATTCTCCAGGGACTTGGAATGAGACTCGATCATCAGACGTTGAGCTTCCAGCTGCTGGTCAAACTGAGCCTGTTGCTTGTCCATGAGAAGACGAACCTGCTCTTGCTGCATTTCAGCTTGATCCAGCTGAGCCGACTGCTGAACTTCCAGCTGACGCACTTGAAGCATGCCTTGATCGTACTGAGCCTTTCTCTGGGTCTCAGCTTGAGCAATCTGAAGAGTAGCTTGCACTTCAGGGGGCAACTGAGGCGGAGGAGTCCTCTTCTGAAGCTCAGCTTGCAATTGAGCGATTTGCTGAAGCCAGGGCAAAACCTGAGGGGCCAGCGCCTGCTGAGCTTGTTGAATGGCCGCAGCGGATAGCTGATCTGGAGTAAGCATAGCTCCAGACATTTGGATCTTCTGAGCCATCTGCTGAGTGACCATGATCTCCCACATCTGGATATGCTGACCGATGTGGTTGAGAATTCCCATCAGAGCCTGAGCAGGAATGAGTGGATTCTGCAGCTGAATGGGGCTCGACACATAGGTCAGGTGACCCATAACGTGCGCCGAGTGGTCCTGGGGCATTTGCGCCAGAATTTGCTGACCCGCTACGGCGGCCGCGTTTTCAGTGGCTGGATCAGCAGACACCGGAACTGGCGGAGGAGGCAGTATCTCGTCCGGGTTATCCACCCGCATCTGCTTGAGCGCCCGACGGTAAAGCTTGTACTTGTCCCATTTCACCGACTGATCCTGGGCCATTTGAACCGTGGCCTGAGTCTGGGCGAAACGCTGAGCTTCAGAGAAGATAGAAGGATCGGACACCGGAATAGTGTCCATCGGACCAATAAAGTCTTCCTGGGTGACTTGAACGGGACCTTCAGCCAGGGGGAAGGTAGCGTCGATCCGATGCAGGATGGATAGAGCCTTCTTCTGACTCTCATGCAAACGAGCATGAATGGCAGAATAAGTGGTGGAGCCTTGCTCGATCAAAGCCATCGTCGTACCAACCGGAGTACGGTCACCCACCTGTCCTATCTTCTCTTCAGCCGTGGCTACTACACCCTTAGCCAAAGCGTACATGCTCTCCATCAGCTGAGCTAGCACGGGGCTTGGCGGGTTGAACGGCATCGGCATCGCCAGCTTGCGAATATCATCGATGCTAGCTGGACCTTCAATCTCGCAGATCTGAGTAACGTCAACCTGCGTGTTCTGACCGACTACTCGACCACTGCGAAGCTTAAGCATCGTAGCGGCATTGTTGATATGAGCGGAATCCAGGAGGGCTCGAAGAGATCCAGTGAGGGCTGCACTAAGCCCCCCGATCAGATGAGGAAGACCGATGCCATAGGCCCCTCTCCAGGGGATGAACTTCCACTCGACGAACCAGTCGAGCTTGATGAATAGCGGATCGCCTTCAGCCCAGTTCCGATAGATGGCTAGAACATCTTCGGTGTCTTCATCGATAGTAATGATGTATGGGACATAAGCTCCACCAGCCAGTTCATCCCCCTCAATAACTTGCCAGGTATAGATTTCAAGGATGGCACGAAGACCGTCCTCATTATACCCATTGTCCTCACGTCCCTCGATCTTGTCGTTGGCTTGAGAGGTTTCAGAACGTTCAGGGGTGGATCCTGGGGAAGAGATGAAGATGTCCCGGTAGAGACCGGACTCTACTCGTTCTCGAAATTCGTACTTGGTAATGAGCTGACGATGGGTAGCCCGAGGCGCGGTATAGAAGCAATTGGATGAGAAGGGGAGCAGGATCTCATCAACCGGAACGAACTCACAGCGAGGGCGCTTGAATCGCTCATCATACCAGAACTTCTGGAATTGACTTCCGCCCATTGGAAGCTGAGTCAACAGCTGTTCCAGCTCAGCCCGATACTCTTCCATCTGAGTGGTGAGCTGCCAGTTCATGTACTTGACCTTACGGTCAGCTCTTTCCACTGAGGGGCCAGTCAGCTCATCGAATTGCTGACGACGTACAGGACCGGTGGCGGGGAACAGCTCCTTTATCGCTCTGGAGGAGAAATCCACACAGGCTTCGGCCAGCACTGGATGAACAACTTTGCTAGCACCGTCAAATTCGGCACCCCCGGGAGCATCATCCCCAAGACCAGTCCGACGTAGTCCCTCTTCATATTGCTCGTCCCTCTTCTTTCGGGACTCTTTGTCTTTCTCCACCAGGTCAACTAGATCAGAAGCCAAGGAGTTGAGTTCCGAATCGTCAAGTACTTCGGCCAGGTTCTGCAGGAATTCACCCGAGATCTCAGGAACGGCTTCAAGATCAGTCACATCAACCGATCCATCCTCGTTTTCAACGTAGGGAGTCTTTTCTTCGGGGAGTTCCACTTCAATATCAGACATAATTTCTCCGGTTACTCCTGATTATACCATGACCGCAAGCCTACTGACTCAATCTTGGAAAGTTACGCCCAGCTGTTGAAGGTACTCTTCTCGAGTAGGAACTTTCCCGCCTTCGGCATACCCGCCAACATAGTTCCCGTCATCATCCAGATTACGGCTATCATAGATGGATTGAAGAGCCTCATCAGCCTCAGTCTCGGCCTTAGTAAAGTATTGACCAGTCTTGGGATGCTTCCACATCTGGGCATTTTGAAGATCTCGGATGCTCCCCCAGGGCTGAGACTTGATAAAGTCCTGGACGAATGGCACGTATTCGTCAATAGGGGCCTTATTGGCTTTACCTTTGATTTGCATAATGCTCATCATATCCACTACCTCGGGCTTATTCTCTCGAACCCATTTATGCAGATCCCTATGGCCTCCCTCATCAACAACCTTATCCCAAATTCCGGGGTATATCTCATTCAAAGTATCCCCACTGAGTTTACTCATGATGGGGGAAGCTTCAATGGTCACATGAGGCTCGCCCTTAGCATCCCGTAGAGAGAAGATTCGGGAGTTTCCATTCGCTACATCTTCACAGTAACCCCCAACACAGTGACCCATCATGTCACCTTCATACTTGAGCTGTTCTTGGAGCTTGTTTCTTGCAACTGCATCATGTCCTGATTCCTGAACCCGCTCGGGATATTCTCTCTCCCATTGTGCCAAAACCTCGGGGGTTGTTTCAGGCTGCTTCAACTCAACCCAGCGCAACCCCTTCGGGTTGTTTTCAGGATACTCTTTGACAAGGTGTACGGCAGGAGACTGAGCTAGCTTGGCGTTAGCTTCAGCCTTCTGAGCCGCTCTCCATGCATTGACGTCGGCCACATGACGAACAGCCTTTTCTATCCCCATCTGTTGCATTTGTTCAGGGGTGAGACGCAAATGCCGAGGAAGATCGGAGTTAGGGTTGAGAGAATTCTGAAGCTCATCCACCAGATGACGGAATCCCGAGTCATAGCCGTAAGTGCTCCCAGCTTGATACACTGGGGTAGTTGGATCTAGCTTCTTGATCCAATCATCCATCGGACCAAGCTCCCAACGTGGAACCTCCCCGGCTAGATGCTGATCCAGGGACAAGTCAGCCACTTCCTCCCAGTCTCTAGCCAGTCGTGACTTACCCATAAACTTCTGAGTCGGGTGAATAAACTCCTCCGAAGCTCTTTCAGGAACATAGTGAAGAATCCCTTGCTCGGCCAGCTTGCGAATCGGGTCCTCGGGAGAGGCCATGTCACGCTTGACGTACTTGGTCAGGGGTCCTTCTACCCACTTATTAAGTGCTTGCTTAGACAAATTGACTGGTTCTGACTGCCAAAAAGCTTGCGCCTCGTTCAATGGCATATTCATCATGCCGGCCAGTTCTTCCGGGCTATCCGCCCCGAATGATCCAGACTTCTTCAGACTCTTCAATGCACGTTCCACTGACCCTGTGAGCCAGTTACCCCCCCGAGGCTTAATCACCCCAGCAGCTGCTATAGCAGGAGAAATGTCTCCTACCCCCGTCATGAGAGCCGCTAAACCACCTAACGTAGCTCGTCCCATAGGACTAGAAGCTAAGGAGAGAGCTTGTCTTGGGGCGAAAACGGCATTAGCCACCGGATTCAGGAAGCTAGAAACCTCATGAGCCGTACGTTCGGGTGAGCGGAGGGGGTATTGTTGCTCTTTCGTGGCCTTTGAAAGAGGTGTAAGGCTAGGGCGAAGATCATTTCTAAGTATATTCTGGTAAGCCCGCTCCTGTTGAGCCGCCTGAAGGGCTTTTTCCTCAGGAGTCCAGCCTAAGACAAGATCAGCTGGGAGTCGGACCATGTCCCAAGCTTGACGTGGCCATTCTTTAGCCGCCTCAGGTAAGGTACTTAGAAGGCGAGAAACGGCTGAAAGTCCCGCTTTACCGTAGTCCTTGGAAGTTAATAGTCGAGGGTCCATTACTCTACCCCGTGCAGGAATTCAGGGAACATCCCATTCTCGGTAAGGAATGGATTCTCTTTCTTCTCAGCCAGGCTCATTCCCCGGCGTTCAGCGAGGATATTAGCTTCATTTTCCCCAGCATTGGCCCGATAAAGAAGGTAAGACTTGTCCCAGGGAAGAGCTTTAGGAGCCAATCTCTTGTCTTTGGCGTAATCCGCGGCTGATTCCAGCAT